CATACGCCATATCCGTTGCGAACACATGGGAGCAAAAGTCTATTGCCATTGCCGGAGATACAACCGGGACGTGGCTCACTGATAGCGGCATCGGTTTGCGCGTATATTTTGACCTCGGCTCTGGCTCAACTTATCGAGGTACCGCTGGAGCGTGGGCAGCTTCCGGCCTTATCGGCGCTACTTCTGCTGTTCGCGTTATCTCTACACTTTCCGCGACCTTCGATCTCACCGGCGTCCAGCTCGAAGTCGGCAACGCCGCGACCGAGTTTGAGCGCAGACCGTACGGGTTTGAACTTTCTTTGTGTCAGCGGTACGCCCGAATCTTCCGATCCGATGCGGGCAACGCCTGCATTCTGCCGGGATACGTTTTGGCAAACGCGACGACTGGCGGATATGGGCCGGTCCACATTCCGGTGACCATGCGAATCGTTCCCGCGCTTACCGTCTCCGCGACTGCCGACCTGTCGCTCGACACATCCGGCTCTGCCGCCGCGCTCACCTCTGTCGGTATTTACGGAGGGTTCACCACCGACTCGGGTTCTGTGTTCATTCAGGCGGCCGTCGCGGCGGGACTGACCTCGGGACAAACCTATATGCTGAAGGTCAACACCGGCACCGGAAAATGGGCACTCCTAAGCGCAGAACTCTGATGTCTGACACCAACTGGCGATCCTACTACGGCGACAACCCCGACACGTCGGGCTTTGTGAATCCGCCGAATCCGCAGGACTACGACGACATCCTGAAGTTTTCGGACTGCACGAACGTGCTCGTTACCGGCAAGGAAGTCGCCGCTGGCACAGAGAACTGCGTTGATGCGGTGCGCGGGTCGAACTACGAGTGGCGGGCGTGCTCGCTGGCGTCAGGCGCAGGCGTGTCCGCTGCGACGATCAAGGGGTCTATCGAAGGCTGGCGGTTCATTGGCTGCACCATTGGACGCGGGAAGCAGACCGAGATTGAGCTGGGTCAGTTCGACAACTATTGGACGCCGGGGCGCAAGCCGACGCGGAGCGGGCTGATCAAGGCATGCGTGTCGGAGGACGGCTCACCCATCCGCGTGACCTGCTGGAATGCGGACAAGCCGGAGGTTATCGCCAGCAAAGTGAAGATTCGGCAAATCCCGTGGATCATTTGGTTCCCCTACTTCTGCTGGCGTTATTTGACGACGCGCAAGGGTTGATATGCTCGGCTTCCTTTCATCTGCACTCGGCGGCACGATTCTCGGAAAGGTTCTGAGCTTTGGGGACAAGTGGTTTGAGAGCTACACGCACCGCAAGAACACCGAGGTGGACATCCTGAAGGCGAAGGCGTTGTCAGAGCTGAAGATCAAGGAGGAAGAGCTAAAGGCGTTTACGACTTCACAGCAGTCGGCCAACGAGGATTCCGTGGGCATCCCGGCGCAGGCAGCACCTTGGGCGGCAAATCTTGCCGTGGTGGTTGATTCGTTCCGCCGGTTTACGCGCCCAGCTCTAACATGGGCACTTGCTGTCGTCATTTCGCTTCTCGCGTTTCGTGGTAATCTGGACCCCGTGACCCGCGCCGCCCTAGTGTCCGATCTGGTGTTTACCGCTGCGACTGCGCTCACATGGTGGTTTGGATCACGGCCTAAGACCGTTTCTACCAAATGAACGACAATTTACAGCCAATGAAAATCCTTGCCGCTAATTTGTTTAGCTGGTCTACGACGCTTGCCAGTATGCAGATGGTTACGGATGTACTGCACATCTTCGCGCTTGTAGCGTCTTTGGCGGTTAGCGTGGTCTCCTGCTGGTGGATTATCAAGCAGGCCAACAACTTGGACAGGATTCGGCAGAAGGAAAGCAAGGAACCAGAAGAAGACGCCAATTTGTAAGGAACCAACATTGAGCCCTAAACCCGCCCGTTGCCCTTTAAACGCCCATTAAAGCCCTTTTAAGAGGTTTTCTCCTCAAACCGCTACCATGCCCCTAAACCCCCGCAATCTGCCCTGTAATAGCCCCAGACGGGACGTTAAGGGTGGCAAGAAGTTTGTGGTGAAGGGTTGCCAAGGGGGTCAGGAGCGCGTCGTCCGGTTTGGTGATGCTAACATGACCATCAAGAAATCAATCCCTGCCCGCAAGAAAAGTTACTGCGCTAGATCTGGCGGGATTAAGGGAACAAGCAACAAACTTAGCGCAAACTACTGGAGCCGAAAGGCTTGGAACTGTTAATATGAAATACGGTAAAACTGAAGGCAAAGGAAACTACAAGTCTGCTAAGCAGAAGATGCGCTACGAGAATGGCGGCAAGCGCAAGAAGTGCAAGTGAAACGCTCTACCGTCAACTCGGCGGGCGTTTACACGAAGCCTACCATGCGTAAGCGGCTGTTCCAAGCCGTCAAGTCGGGATCAAAGGGCGGTCGCCCCGGCCAATGGTCGGCTAGAAAAAGTCAACTTTTAGCTAGACGATATAAGGCAAGTGGTGGAGGTTATACTACCCCTAAGCAATGACTAAAATTTGCACAAAATGCAAAGTTGAGAAACCCCTGTCAGAATATCCCAACAGAGGTGGCAAGCAGGCCCATTTGCTTAAAAGTCATTGCAAGAAATGTCGTTACAAAGAGCATAATGGGTGGATTAAAGAAAACCCAGATCGTGTTGCTGGTTATCGAGAAAAAGACGTTTGGACGTTAACTAAACGATGCGCTAGATATGGCATTGCACCAGAACAACTTGCCGATAGATACGAAAGGCAAGAAAGGTGCTGCGCTATTTGCAAAACGGAAATTCTTTTAGAGAACAGCGCCATAGATCATAACCATGCAACAGGTGAATTTAGAGGCGTGCTCTGTAAACTGTGCAATCGTGCACTGGGCATGTTTCAAGATAGCACCAAGGTGTTACTTAATGCAGTAGAATATCTTGAAGCCTTTGGCAGCTACAATAGCCAAGATGATAACGCCTTAACCCACACTACGTCCAAATGAAACCCCAACAGCGTCTAAATGAAACCCCAACAGCGTAGCCTACGAGACTGGTCTAGGCAGGCATGGCGTACCAACTCGGGCAAACCGAGCCTCAAAACTGGCGAACGCTACCTCCCAGACGCGGCGTGGAAGTCCATGACTGCCGCTGAAAAGAGCGCAACCAACCGAGCCAAGCGCAAGGGGATGAAGGCTGGTAAGCAGTTTGTTCCGCAGCCTAAAGCCATTGCCAAGAAAACAGCGAGGTATCGGTAATCTGCCACGGTGAAGCTAATTCTTAGGCTATACTAAAAACATGCCGAGGTACAGCAACTATGGTTCCCTTGACAACGTTATGGTTGACGAGGGGGATGTCGCGTTTAATCGCGTAAATGCGCGGCTTCGTCCAGACCAGCTTCAGCCTGGAGAGATAGCGTACTCGTCCAATGGGCGCATGGATCTTGGTGGGGCATGGCAACCCCGCAAGGGCATCACCAACTTTGATACGGCAATTACGACTAATACGGCTGCGCTGCGACTGCCGTTCTATCTGTATACCAATACGACCGCCAGCTCGATTAGCCGAGCCGGAAATGTGATTACCATTAACTTTGCTACCGCGCATCCGTTTGTAACGGCTACCCTTGCGCGTATTTCTGGCATTACTGGCCTTACGCCCGATCCAAACGGGAACCGCCCGATTACGGTAGTTACCTCGACCCAAATTACAATTACCGTTGTGGGTCTTTCTGGCAGCATTGCCGGAACAGCGGTTGTTGGAGCCCCCCGTCTTGAGGATGACGCGATTAACGCTGTTTACGGTTCCTGCCTCTTTTCCGATCCAAACACGAACAACACGGAGTACATCGTCATTGCCACAAATGGGTTTGCTTACGCAATCAAGTTGTCCGATGGAACATCCACTCAAGTTGACTACCCCGCTGGCGTAAGCATTTCGGCTGACGTTGGGATGCTTCAGGCGTTTGATAAGGTTTTTATTTTCCGGGATGGGTTAACTGCCTTGCAATGGAACGGGGTTCTTACTGGAACCCCCGCCTTTGTCCTAGTCGAAAACGGCGCATACGCGCAACCCGCGTATTTGGATGCAAACAGCAATACCGTAATTTCAGACGGTCTCGTAACCGTCAGTGAGACGGCGCATGGGGTTACTGTTGGAGAGCGTGTTTACGTCATTGACAAGGGGTCTTCTGAGTTGGTGGAGAATGGCGCGGGATATGTTGTTGCTACGGTTCCAAACGCAAACAGCTTTACTTTCTTTGCTGCCGTTGATGACCTTGCCGCAAACAAGGTAATTTTCAGCCGCAGGATTTCTACGGGCACCGGGTTTAGCCACATGCCTGCCCCGCCGTTTGCCATTTACCACCAGCGGCGTCTGTGGATGCCGTACCTGTACACGATGGCTGGAAGCTCTGGCTCCCCAACGATTACAAACCGTGGGATTACGGACGAGATTATTGCGTCCGACATCCTAGATACCAACACCTACGACCAAATTTACGCCAACTACCGCATTGCGTCGGGCGGCGCAGACTTCGTGGTGGCCATCCAGCCCTTCACCGAGGATAACCTCGTCATCTTCAATCGGAACACCATCCACCTTGTACGCGGCGTCAGTGGAGACCTAGCTGCAACTGTGGTGCAGGAGATTACCCGTGAAGTGGGCTGCTTGGCCCGCAAGTCGGTTGTGCAGGTGGGCAACCAGATTCTTTTCCTTTCGGACAACGGCGTTTACGCCATGACATTTGAAGACTTATACAACCTGCGCGGTGCATCAATTCCGCTGTCCGAATCAATTAACCCGATCATCAAGCAGATTAACCCAGAGTACGCCAAGAACGCCGTAGCCATCTACCACGACAACCGTTACTACCTCTCGGTTCCAATTGGTTCCTCCACGGAAAACAACGCCATTCTTGTTTACAACTTCCTGACCCAAGGGTGGGAGTCTGTTGATACGGTTGACACACCGAACTGGAATGTGCGTAACCTTATCCGTGCTGGAGCCGATTCTTTGAACAAGCTGTACGCCGTGAACTCTTTTGGGGGCATCCACGTCATTGATGACCGCGATGACGACAACGACGTGATTATCAATCAGGTGAGCTTTCCAGCTACCCCGCACGACATTGTTTCCTACGTTACCACCCGGCAATACACCGCTGGGACAATGGACCGCAAGCGTTACAACTCCTTTGAGCTTCAGCTTGAAAGCTCCGAGAGTAACGAGTCCGACGCAACCATTAGCCTTGAGACGGAGAACCCGGACTCGGTTGAAGCCCTTGACTCGGTTAGCACCCTTCTGGGGGAGAAGCTGGCTGTGGCGGAAGATGCGTCGATACGAGGACGGTGCAATAACGTGCGCGGGTACGGGGCACAGTTTACCATCTCGCCCATCCAGGGCAGGCCCAAGATTAGGGCACTTAAGCTAACCTCTCAGCTCACCGATCTTACGATTAGTTCTAAGCAGTAAACGTGGTAAAATACGACAATGCCAATTCTTGTAACAGGTAACACATACGCCGCTAACGATCAGGTTACATCGACCAATCTTAACGCCGCTGTTAACAGCGCGACATTCGCATCTGGTGCGGTTGATGGCGTTACCACCCAGCTCTCAAGCGGTTCCATCATTGTGAAGGATAGCGGCATTTCCCCGCAGAAGATTGACTCCACAGCGTCTTACACGGTGGGCTCCCTGACCGCTACCTCGGCACTTGCCACAAGCATTATTACGGCTGCGCTGCTGCGCCTTACGCCAGAAACGGGCTACACGACCTCTGGTACGATTGCGCTGAACCTGTCTGTTGCAAGCAATGCCCGCATCCTGCTTGCCGGTAACTCTACCTTTACGGTTGCTGGTCAGGCTGCTGGCACGGTGAACATCTTTGCCCTTAAGAACAACACGGGTGGCAGCATCACGACGACGTGGCCCGCCTGGCAGACCGCTGGTGGCTCCTTCCCGGCAACGCTCACCGCCGGTCAGGCGATGGTTTTTGTCCTCTATTCCTACGGCACAAGCCTCAGCGACGTTTACGCCGTCTCATCTTTGTAATATGAGTTTTGTTCCTAAAGTTAGACGCATACGCAGCGTAGAGGAGTTGTCGGATGTTTTGGCTTTGGCTAGAGAAGATAACGATGGATGTTCTTTACCAACTCATGTTATTGAAAAGAATGACGAGCTTGTTGGTTGCGCCTCCATTGCGCTTGTGCCGGTTTTAATGGTGTGGCATCATTCCAAAAAGATTGGCCCCAAGGAGTCCATGCAACTAAAGAACACTTATGACTCCATTATGGAGGAAAAGGGCATAAATAGCTACATTATCCTGTGCAATAAAAACAGCCCCTATAATCAGCACATGAAAAGGCTGGGTTATGAATCCGTGTGGGAAACAGAAGTATTTACCAACAATATAACTCTTTAACGAAATGTGCTCTAAAAGAACGCCCCCGCCACCACCTCCCCCGCAACCAGTTGATCCGGGACGGTCGGCGCTTGATTTTATTAATGCAATGTCCAATCCTGAGCTACAGAGCCAGTTGCTTGCATCAGAGAGGCAGTACCGTCCAGAGTATAACAAGCTTGAGCTTGCGGACATTAACACGCTGCTTCGTGGTGGCGACGGTCAAATTGGGTTGCTTGAGCAGGAGCAATATGCTGCTGGAAAGCTTCAGCAAAGCCAAGCAGACTTAAATAGTTTACAGCGAAGGGCAGACATTAGAGATGTTGAGCAGTTGGGGACACGGGCTTCTCAGGCTTTCCTTAATGCCAACCCAGAACTTGCTCGGTCCTTAACGCAGGCAGAGGGCCTTCGCGAAAGCGGCATGTCGGTGGATGCTGACATTCGCCGTCTCATGGCGCAGGGCGTGCCACAATCGCAGGCGGCACAAATTGCACAGTCGCAGCTTGGGGGTCAATTAAGTCAAGCCGGTTTGGACCAGCTTAGAGGCACCGCAGCAGAGGATAGGCTTATGCGGGCTGGCATGGATCAGTTCAGAAGCAGTGACGAAGAAGCGTTACTTGCCCAAACCATTACGGGCCAACTTCAGCGGACTGCCGGTGAAATGCAGCTTGGTCGGGCTGGGATGAATCAGTTCCGACAGGCCGCCCCAGGCGAGCAGCAGATTACTCAGTCTGGCCTTGATTTTCTTTCCCGTGGTGGTAACCTAAGCCCA